GTCTTATGCGCATATCATTCGACAAGCACGCGATAAAGATCAAGAAGAACGCCTGCGTGAAATGCAATTAGAGGAGATTGCAAAGAATCTGATCTTTGCAAAGACTTATGACGTTACGCCAGATCAAGTTGTTTCTAAAATCAAAACAGAGAAACGTAAAAATAAAGATCTTGGGCTTGTCGTGATAGATTACCTTACTTTGCTTGATCTCGACTCAGAGAAAGTTTCAAGCGAAAACAGAGCGCTTGCTGTCGGCAAGGCAACGCGACGCCTCAAGACAGTTGCCCTTCAGACAGGTGTTGACATCCTCGCCGTCTGCCAGCTGAACAGGGGCGTGGAAATGCGAGACAACAAACGTCCAATGCTTTCTGATCTACGCGAATCAGGGCGCATTGAAGAAGACGCTGACGTTGTAATTATGAATTTCTGGCCGTACTACTACGACAAAGAAGCCGACCCACTTCTTTATGAGTACGCCGTTGTGAAAAATAGACAAGGTGCGACGGGAACATGCAATGCAACATTTGCTGCACAGTTCTATGCAATGCTTGATTCAATGAGTCAACTATGAAACATTCCTCTCGCCGTGAATCTTGTCCTATTTGCTCGCGCAATACAGATGACAAGTGCAGATGGAACGATGAAATGATATTTTGCTATGACGGTACATCTTTTGCGCCGCCTCAATACTTGAGGTTGGGCGATAAAGTAAAAGTTGGCCTGGATAGTTATGCGCTGTTCTCGCAGGCGTGCGGATTTGCAAATAACTCTTACGGATTTGCGCTTGTTGATGACTTTGATTACAGATTTTTACGCTATGAAGACAAGAGAGCTTTCAGAAAAAAGTGCGTAAGCATAACACGCACTTTTATTAAAAAGCGAGACAGCGTGTTCGCGCTCGTGAATGCGCTACGCGATGAATGCGTTTTTCACGAGATGCGACTTGATGAGTTTTACACAAACAAGCGCTGCACAAAGAAAGCAATTTCCCTACTCGCCGCTCTTTCTGAATTTGCCGCTGCTAACAAAAGATACGTTGTTGACTATCTTGCGCAAGTCAAAGAAGCAACAGAACACGCGGAAAGGTTGCAGGCCATGCTGAGTTCAATCTATAATTTTGAGCGATTGCATTTCAACCAGACGTATGACGACGAACAAGAAAATATCTCCAGCGCCGAACTGGACCTCCATCTTCACGCTGCGTCCTGATTTAGACCCTCCAGGATTCGCGGAGGTATTCATTGACATTCACGAAAATCCCTACATCAAGCCCAAAGAAGCTGACAAAGAAAAAGCGGCTGAAAAAAAGAAAAGGAAAAAGCTGGGGCGCAACGAGAAAGCTTAGAAGTCGTCCCAGTTTGATTCTTTGCGTTTCTCAAGCCCATCGAGCGTCACTTTTTCAAAATCAATCGGCGCAACAGGTATCTTTCTTGTTAAATGCTTGTTATCAGAGTTTTCTTCAGTTGCAATCACGTTGATCTCGCAGTATTTTTCATACCATTCCTGAATCATTCTTCTATCAACAAATCCCTGCATCAAATTTGCAACAGCTTGCACACTCTCGCCTTTTTCAAAAAGCAGGTTGACGCATACGCGCAGGATGCGATTGAGAGACGTTGAGGCTCGTGTGGGCATTTTGCAACTAAGGGGCTTGACGGGTCGTGCTATGTGATGCTACCTTACACAAGTCATTCGACCACCTCAGTCAGAAAACATGTCGGTTCATCAAAAGCTCATGCAGGCACGTATCGCACTGCAGGGCAAAAAGCTGTCGAAAAGCGGCAAAAACAAATTCGCAGGATACAATTACTTTGAACTTGGTGACTTCCTCCCAACTGTTCAAGAGATCTTTTTGAATCTCGGGATTTGCGGTGTTGTCAGCTACGGCACCGAGCAGGCAGTTCTCACGATCTACGACTGTGACAAGCCCGACGACAAGATTCTGATCTCTTCGCCGATGTCTTCTGCTGCGCTCAAGGGCGCACACGAAATTCAGAACCTCGGCGCAGTGCAGACCTACCTGCGCCGCTACCTGTGGGTGACGGCGATGGAGATCGTTGAACACGACGCCCTGGATGCTGTTCTGGGCAGCGATGGAGCCCGTAGCGCTGCATCCCCGGCCAAGCGCTCTACACCCGCTCCTGCTGCAGCTCCTGAGCCCGCTGAAGCGTCGCCTGAAGCCTCTCTGCAGCGCAAGCTTGAGGGCAAGCTGAACGAGCTGGGCATCACCCCCTACGGCGTCAAAACCGTGCTGGCGCTGACGGAATCAAAAAGCATTGATGCCATGGCGGAAAACAAAGCCACTGCACTCTTGAAAGCAGTTGGCGCTGACCACATCAAGATGTTTAATCAGGGGAAGAACAGTAAAGGCGCACAAATTATTCCTGCGCCCGTGCAAGATCAATTGAGTGCTGCTAACTCGATTGATGAGCTGGCAAAAGCTGCCGAGGAGGCTTTTGGTGATGACTGAATTTCACCCCGCCCCTTTTGGTGATTTCTCCGCCGAACTTCAAGACCCTTGGCCGGTGGTTGAGCGATTGCGCATGGCGCTACGTGAAGCCGAGCGCTATTGCCTTGGGGCCGAGAACACAACAGGGCACTGCATAACATCCCTTCTTGAAATTTTGCCTGACGAAGATGACTGAACTTTCTCCTGCGGCAAGCGCAATCGTTGAGGCATGGCGTGAAGCCGCTTCACCATGGGAGCCACGCATCGAACAGCGCCTTGCTGCAGCACTCACCGCGTTAGCTGTTCGCATCAAAGGCGCTGACGGTATTCGTCAAGACGTTCTTGACATCATTAACGAATTGGAGCAATTCAATGCCTGAACCCACTGAGTGGAAAATCACACGCCTTCCCTCTCGTGGCCCGAAACCTGGGCAATCTCAAGAGTCATTCCTGCGTGGTAAAGCGCAGGGCGACAAGAAGTGGGATAAACAGCGAGAAGTGAATTTCAACAAACTACTTAACAACAGAAAACCATGAGTTCCCTCTTTGCCGTCTTGGCCTTTGTGGCTTGCGGCTTCTAGTATGTTTTGGCAGCATCTAAAATGGTCAAGCACTGCACACACACATTCAGGAGGATTATTTCAACACACAATTGGAAAAATCAACGCAACACAAGAACATACTTTCTGTGCTGCAAATGCTGCGGGCATAGATGGAAAGTCTATTACGACACAAAGAAAAACAAAGAAGTCCCACTCCCGCCAAGATATAAATGGCTATCGACCGATGACGTTCATTTCATCCTCACTGATCCTCGCCCTGGAACCGAAATTGCAAAAATCCTCAAGGTGACACATCAAACCATTAGCCAAGTCAGAACAGGTCAATCATACAAGCACCTTTTTCCTGAGCTTCCGCGAAGCAACTCAAGCGGGAGATCAAAGCTCGTGGGCAAAGATGGAAAGTCCTGTCGCAGCTGCAAGCACTGGTGGAAAGGAAGCTGCGGCCTCGACATCCCAGAAGCAGGGGGCGCATTTGCTTCAGATTGCTCATGTTTTGAAGACTGATCGCAGCTTGCTTGCAAAAACAAAGCAACTGTGCAATAGTTGACACACTTCTCACGCTCAGAAAAATGGTGCATCCACGTTCAGGTTTTTACATCAAAGACGACCGCGAGTACGTTTCTGTCAGCACGGTGCTAGGGCGCACGTCTGAACTCTTCAACCCGAACAAGATGAAGGGCCTGGAGATCTGGCGACAGATGGAGCCGAACTGGGAAGAGATTATGCAACGTGCGCAACGAAGAGGAACAATTATTCACTCAGAAGTTGAACTCTCGTTCATGGGCGATGCAGATAAACACAAAATGGATCATCCAACGATGGATGAAGTTATGGAGTACAACATTCATGAGTACATCACCTATCTCTCGCCCGTTCTTGACTTAATCAAAAGTGAAAACTTCAAGAATGGAGCGAGTAAGCCGTCATTCCTGATGGAAGAAGAATTGTTCTGCGACTTGGGTTACGCGGGCACAGCTGACCTTCGCCTCACTTGGGAGGGTCAATACACAATCTGGGACTGGAAAACAGTGCGCTCATACAAAGAAGAGGGCGTGAAGAAAAAACCAAAATCAATGTCGCATTACAAAGAAGCCGAAGTTCAAATCGCTTCATACGCGCTTGCCCACAATCTCGCCGTAAAGAAAGGTGAGCTTGACAATCAGATAACTCAGGGTGTAATCTGTGTTTGCTATGACTGGCGTGAACCACACATTCACGTTCTGGACAAGCAAGAGCTGAAAGCAAAAGCGCAAGAGTTTATCGAGCGCTTAAATGCTTACACCTCACTCGAAAACGTCTCACTTCCTCGGGCGGTTGACGCCGCCATCTAAACATGCTCACGATTACTGCCAGCGGTTTCATCACAGGTGAACCCAAGGTGGAGGACACTGAATACGGCAAACGCGCCACTGTCACCATTCGCTCCAAAACTACTAACGGCAAACAAACTCACTACATCAATGCAGTCTTCTACGGTAAGAAGATTGATGTCGCGTCTAAGTACATGACTGATGGTCGTCAAGTTACAATCATTGGTGGTGTGCGAAACATCAGCGGCAAAAAGAAACAGGACGGCAGTGAGTACGCATCTATTTATATGGATGCCATGGACTTCACGCTTCCTGAAAAGATGAACGGAGGATCCGAACGTAAGGCAATCGACCCAGAAGTTGCGTTCTGATTTCTTGGCGGAGTAGAGCTAAGTTTTGCAAGCTCGTACATCTACCTCCCCGATGCCGATACGACACTGCTCGGACCATGCGGTGTATATCGAACGTAAAGGCATCAGAAGCCAAGGGGTCTTGTCTAAGAACGGGGTGGATCCGGCCAGTCATGGCTTCTGGGCCTCGTTAAGGTAGACCGCTCGTAAGACCAAGACTTGAAAGCCTCCGAAAGGGGGCTTTCTTGTAGAATCTTCTCAATTCTTAATTGCTATGACTCAGCTCATCGGACTTTATAGCCCCGCCCCTCAATCGGGAAAAACATTTACGGCGAGCGTCTTGGAGCAAAGCGGATACAAGACAATGAGCTTTGCTGAGCCAATCAAGAAAATGGCAACAGAGTTCATCATGTCTTTTGGCTATCCAAAAGAAGAAGCCGTCAGATTTGTATGGGCAAGCAAAGAAGAAAGAATTCCTGCGATCAAAACAACTGCTAGGCGTATTCAGCAAACGCTGGGAACCGAGTGGGGGCGCAACTGCATATCTAGTGACATTTGGCTGGATTGCATGATGTCCCGCATTGCGTCTCATCTAAAAGACGGCGACTGTAAAATAGTTATCGACGACGTTCGCTTTCAGAATGAGGCAGAGCTAATCAAGAAAATGGGCGGCGAAGTGTGGATGATTATTCGCCCATCAGCGCAGAGAAGCACAACACATGAATCAGAGGGCGCACTTGACAAATGGGAGTCATTTGATCAGGTGATCATCAATGACGGTACAATTGCTGACTTCAGGGCGAAGATTGACAAAGCTGCGGGATGCTAAAGGACAGAAGTGATGAGTTTTATGGGGCGCGGCTTGTAGCTGACGCACGTCTGCACCTCGGGGCAATCGTAAACAACGAAAGCTCTGAGGCATTTTTTGTGACAATGTGCAAGATAATCAAAAATGAGTTTTACTTAGGATATAAAACCTTTACAGGCAAGGACGTAAAGCTTGCTGGAATGAAAGATTTCATCTTTAATTCGCATTATGGATTAGGCGTAAAAAGAGAAACAATGCCAACCTTTTTGGCGAATTGCGCAAGAGCTGCGACAAAAGATAGAACACAGGCTCAGTGTGCCGCAAGATTTGTTAAATGGCTAGGAGAGCAGCATGACAAATACGACCTACCGCACGAATATCTTGAATTTAGAAGAATTGATGCCTACATAAACGGTAGATACAAGAGAGACAAGCGAGAGAAATGGAGACGAATAAACATTCTTCGCAGATTGTATCATCAATATCCTGAGCTTTTGCAGGAGATTGGCGCAGAAAGAAAATACAAAGACGTAACAGACTGCGCACAAGATCTTGGGTTTTGGGAGAAGAAGGAGCGACTTAAGCCTCTTGCTTTATACAAGCATCCAACAATTTCACAAGTAGAAGATCTTGCAAAAGCATTGAGCAAGCGCCTTGACAGAAAAAAGCGTCGCGTTTTAATCGCTAAGCTAATTGAAATCTACAAAGAAGAGCCCCCGGCGAATGACAGCGAATTTGGTGACGACACTTGAGCAGTGCGCTGCTCAGTCCTACTCTTTCTTCGTCGCCGGCAAGCCTGAAACGCAAGGCTCAAAGAGCGCCTTTGGCCGCGCCTACACCGACAAGGAGGGCCGCCAGAGGGTCGCCGTGGCAATGGTGGAGCAGTCCAAGGGCCTTTACACCTGGAGGGCCTCTATCGGGCGTGTGGCAACTCTCATGCGCCCTCGTGATTGGGAGACAAATGGCATTTATGCACTTAACGCACTATTTTATATGCCACGCCCAAAGATTCATTTTAACAGCAAAGGCGAACTGAAGCAGAGCGCCCCTGTATTCCATTCGGTCAAGGGCGATGCAGACAAACTCCTAAGGGCCTGCGGCGACGCATTGACAAAAATATGTTATGATGACGACGCTTTGATTGTCGCCGCCACATCCATGAAGGTTTTTTGTGACCCGAAGGATGGACCCGGCGCACACATCAAGATCTCTCGTCTGGATACAACAGCTGCATCAGCAATGATGCTTGCTTTGAAGCCCTGACGACGACTTCTTGCAAGAACGCGCTCGGCGTGTTATCTTGCACAAGTCAACCACATCGCCTTCATGGCACGCAAAAAACAGGACGCGGAAGCCGTCCTTGATCCCATCGAACTCGACGACACCGAAATGCCTACTGAAGCTGCTGTCCTGGAAACTGAAACCAGCGAAGCCACCAAGTCCACCAAAGTCAAAGTAAGCGGCGAGCGCAAAGCTGGTCAGGAGCTTCTTGACTACGTGCAAGCCAATCAGAGCCTCCCCCCTGAGGATCTTGCATTCGGCGCCGGTTACTACACCAAGGAAACCG